TATTTATGGCCATCACCCCGCTCCACTGTGCATAGTAGCTGGTCAGCATGTAGAAATTGCACGAGCTAATATCATTGCTTGTGCTGGAAGTATTGAGGATTGAATTTGCAGCGGAGCGGTTTTTTCGATTATCAAGCACTACGCTATAGGTCGCACCGATTACAGACAATTGCTGGCATGACAGCTCAGATGTGTTTTCCACGTATAGGCCGATGTAGGAATTCTCCACCAGGCAATCTTCGACAACTGGGTTTCGGGTGCCGGTTAGCATGATTCCAATGAAAGGGCCCTGACCAGCCACGGTTTTAATGTTGATGCCGCTGATGCGATTGTACTTGTTCGTATTGATGAATCCGGTTGTGTACCAAGTTGTCCCGCTGCCAATAATGAAAGCCGGTGTTGCCCCGTTGTAGAGCGTTGGCACCAACGGGAAATAGGTGATGATGGAACAGCCGCCTTGACCAACGACATTGACGTTTGGCTGGTCAATAATAATTGGCCCAGTCGTCTTGAAAACGCCCCTCATCAGAACGTCAACACCGTTCACCGGATCGCCAAGAGCAGCCGCAGTTACCAAAGACCCCGCGTAATTGACTGCCGCCTGTATTGTGGCCGTGCTGTCAGTAACGCCGGTGGGGTCGGCACCGAACCACAGCACACTAACTCCCCCATCGTACTGACGCTTCCAGCGCCGCGCCAGTGCGTCAACGATGATCGTTCCGCCATTGTCGGCGCTGGTCGTGTCGTGGTCGTCGCGCACGAAGGCGCCGGCGATGCCTGATGGGGCTGCCGTGACCAGGTAGCCCGTCACATACACCGACTGGCGGTCCCCCGCGTAAGCACGCAGCGCGGTATAGTCGGCCAATTGCAAGGAGGCAAGCACACTTGCAACAGTCCCAGTCCCGGACCCCACCAGGGTCGCCCCATTGCTTGCAGCGAGCTGTGTCAGGGTGGGGATTCCCAGGTTTGCTATGACCTGCGCTGCGGTCGTTGGGGCTATTCCCCCAGCCCCAAGGGCCTGGTACACTGTAACGTTGACATCGTTGAGCCAAGAGGCTCTGATTGGGGTTTGCGGGCTGTAATCAATATAAACTGTGGAGGTCATGCTAAGGGCCCTTACGGTGGCGTGGTAATTAGGGTAATGTTAATACTTGCCGAAAACAGTGTCCAGTGCGGAGTTCTCCAGCTCACTTATGTTGTCATAGCTGGGGATGGAGCAGCCTGCACCAGCAAAGCCGGGGATGGAGTTGAGCGCCTCAAGCGTGCAGTGGTCGCTGTCCGTGCGGACGGGCTGGCTGGCAAGGAAAGCGAGGTTAACGTAACCTGGAATAGCACAGCCCGGCACAGCGTAGCCTGGGATGGAGTTGCTTGCACGAAGGGTACAACCCTCCGGCTCTGGGACGAAGGTCTCGGGGGGCTTTGGGCGACTCCACGGCGTACTCTGGTTATCCCGGACCCCCCGCAGAAAGTCCTGCGGGTTCCGAACTTCCCGGTGGTGCTTACACACGTACAGGTTCTGCCAGGTCTTCATGGCATCCCCTGACTTGTTTTTAGCTCCACACAGGTCGCAGGTGAAGTTCCACTCCCCGTCCTTGTAGAAATCCGCCTTACCCATAGTGCCCCCGTTAACTCACGCGAATTACAACGCTGTAATTCGCACGAACATCATTGTAGCCGATACCAAGTTGTATTCGCCGCGTGGTAGATGAACTCGTACCCCTGCGGTCCGGTGAGACTCACCGCCAACGTCGTGGGCGCGTTCGCCACGCTCTGCCCTGCATTGGGGCTAACCGTCAGTGCCGTGATGGTCTGCGAGGACGTCACTCTGACCTCCTGGCCGTCCAGCGGCGTGGCCGGAAGGGTAATGGTCCCGGTTGCAAGCGTCCCCGCCGGGTCGAGGATTAGAGTCGAAACCCCGTCAGCAATTGTGATGGTGAAGCCCGTGAGGGGCACCTGCACACTCTTGCTCATGTCCGCCATAGCGCCGCTGTGGGTGATGTTACCCACCGTTGGGCCATTGGCCAACACAACCAGGCCGGTACCAGTGGTGCCTGCGGCAAAGTCGCTCGATGGCACCGGATGGTCTTGCTTGTCGTTGAAGGTTGCCCAGTCCGTCGCGGAAAGCCAGCCATCGTCGCTTCCAGAAGCCTGCGTCATCGCAATGTTGGGAGTACCACCACCGCTCTGACTCAGTGGAGCTGTTGCCGTGACCCCGATGATGTAGTCAGTGCCCGCAACCGCCGGAACGATAGCACCGGCAACCCCCTTCAGCATCCCCGATGCCGTAACGGACAGCGTAACGACCAGCTCCCCCATGTTGTCAATGGCAGTGCTGCCGCTGATGCCGTCCGTGGCGTCAAACGTCACCGCTGAGACATTTGACTTTATTCTGGTCCATACTAGCTGCAACCACCTCGCCCACACGGGATCGGTGAAGCCGTCCTTGGTCAGCGGGGGAACAGGTGGAAGCGGGGGGATCGGAGCAGTTGCCATCGCTGTCGCCCTCCACTAGTCCCACGACCACGCCGTAGCGTAGCCCATTGCCTGGAGTTCCGGCAGCTGCTCTTCCAGCCTGCAGCCAATGTCATTGCGGTAAATGGGGCTGTTTGGAACTTCCAGCTCCTTCAGCGTTTTATAGGCCTTTTCCTTTGCCCCGCACACGCCCTGTGCAGTGCCCGTAACAACCAGCAGATAGTCTCCGGCGCTCACCATCATGGGTTCCAGCCCCTTTTCGCCGTGAGCCTCCCCCAACATCATCTCTGCTGGATGGATGTTGTAGCGGTTTTTGTCAGTAATGCCCCACACTGGGAAGCCACAGCATTCTTTGCGGGTCTTGCGGCTGTAGGGGAAGTCGGGAATTGCGACAACAACCCCCAGAGCAACATCGCTGTAGGGCGCAAAGGTGTCGCGGCCTTCGAGTGCGTCCTTCATCCAGCACGCCGGATCGGGGTGCAGTGCTTGCTGGATTTGGAACAGCGGCCAACCTGGGCGGGAGGTGAACTCCAGAGGCCATGGGTTGCCCTTCTTGTCAATGATGACTGAGACATCAATGTAGCCAGTGTAGCCGTTGCGGATGAGTTCGGACTCCAAGGGCAGCAGGACTTGCTGTGCCAACTTGCTTTCCTCAGCCGTAACGTACCGCATGGCCGTGCCCATTTCACCAGTGTTGACGCCGATTTCCCCCGGCATTAGCTTCTTGAACTCGAAATTCTCCAGAAACTGCGACAGGAAGCCGTCGCGGCCGACCCAGCCCCCAACAGCCATTTCAATTCCCGGCGTGAATTCCTGGAACAAGAACGGAACCTTCTTCTTTTGCGTCCGCTTCCAGTACTCCAGCATGAATAGCATGTCCTTAAAGCTTTTGCTGACGTAGCTGAGGGCCTTGTCCGCGTCGCCAGTGGGCTTGCTGACGTAGCGTGTGCCTTTGTTTTTCAGCTGGAATGCGATGGCTTCGTCGTAAGTGCTGAAAACGGTGGAAGGGAGGCAAGGGATGCCGTGAGCTTCAAGTACCCGCTGACCGGTCCCGCGTTCAAGTTCCCATTCGGTGCACTCGCAGTTCGGTCCCCATAGGGGTGCCCCCCGTTGACGGTAGCCGTCCAGCTCCCGTGTGTACTTGATGTTGTCGCTGGTGAGGATGAGGTCCGCCCACTTCATGCTGGGGCGCCAGTCCGCGACCTTCGTCACCAAGCCGTTGCCTACGGGATAGGCACTGCCGTCTTTGTCTGGCCCCATGAACACTCGGACTTCGTGACCGGCAGCTTCGCAGCGCATTGCGAAGTCCAAAAAGCAGGCTTGGGCGTCGATCAGAAGGATTTTCATGTGCAGGGCAGCGCGGCAGCGGGGAGTTGGGGGTGCTCGTAGCATAGCACACCGCGCGCAGAAGGAGAAGCAGCGGCGCAAGGGCCGCTGCGGAAGGGACAGGAAAGGGTTACTTCAGAGCTTTTCGGGGAATGGTGCTGGACGTGTGCGAGAGCTGCTTCACAAAAGCCTCCGCCAGGTAGGCTTTGTACGGGAACCAGTCCACGAGTTTGTCC